GCGGCGGGCGCGGCGGGCATCCAAAATCGGCTGCAAAGCCTGCTCGGCATACTGCTTGGCCAGCACCGCCATGCGCGGCAGGTCTTTCATGCGGCGCAATTCGTGCAGGCGGCTGCCCAGTGCAGGTTCGGCCCAGTAGCTGCCCAGCGGGGTAACCAGCCGCACATAGACTTCGTTTTCGATGCCTTGCGCGGATTGGTTGAGCAGGTAGTCGCCGGTGGCGGGGTTAAGTAAAGCGTCCATAACCGCATTATGGGTTATGGACGCTCGGGGAACTGCTTGAGAGGGTTCAGAGGGTAGCCTAAATAGGGGCGGTGGTGGTACCGCCGCTGTCGCCGGTGTGTTGGTGGCCGGTGAGGGATTTGCCCGATGCCACCACGTCGCCGTCGGTTGTGTAGTTGCCGCCGGTTTGGCGCACATCGCCCTCGAAGCTGGCGCCGCTGCCGCCTTGAATCGCCATGCCGCCGTTGCCGTTGATTTGCCCGGCGGCGGTGATTTCGGCGGTGCAGTCCACATTGGGTGCGTCGATATTGACCCCGCCCGGCGCTTTGATGTTGAGCACTTGACAGTCGATATCGATGATGCGGCCTTTTTTAAGCACGATTTTGGCGCCGTCGGCGTTGTACACCGCAGTCTCGCCCTCTTGCAGGTTGGTGATGCGGTAGGCACCGTTGCAGGTATTGACGACGATGCCGTGGCTGGTCTGGCCGCCCAAGGGCAATACAATGCAGTCGCTGCCGGCAGGCGGGTGCGCGGTGAAACCGAACTGCTCGGCGTGTTCCAGCGCCTGCACCGTTTCGCCGTCCAGCCCCTCAATCTGTGTACGCTGCACACCGCCTCCGGCATCGGTGCGGGCGATTTTGCCCCTGAATGCCTGCCGGATGCCGCCCAGCATCCGCTTGATGCGGCCGTCTACTTGTTTAGCGTCCATTTATTGTCCTTAAATAACCTGTAATTCCCGTGCCTGACGGCCTTTCCGCCCGCCGCTGCGGCGTTTGCGGCTGCCCCTGCGGCGGCCTTTGTCGCCTTGGCCTTTGTTGTTTTTCGGCGGTTTGGCCTCGGGAATCCACGCCTTGTCCTCTTTGAGGGTGAGGATGGTTTGCGTGGGCTTGCCGCGCCCACCCACAAATTTGCGCGCCATCAGGAAATAGATACCGTCCAGCCCGTCCGGCTCGCTCAACAGTTGCAGGCGCTGGCCGGGCTGCCACAGCACGCCGTCGTCGTTGCGGTGCCCTTGCACGGTGGCGGTGATGGTGAGGCCGTCCAATTTGCTGTCGCCCAGCCGTTTTTTCGCCTTGCGCTCGGCGGCCGCTTGGTTGTCCACATCCGCCTCCACGATAATCAGCGGGCGGTGCACCTTGACCGTGTCGTCTTTTACCGTGGCGCGCAGGTTGTGCTTGCCGCTGTGGCTCTGCCCCAGCACGGTAATCTCGCTGAAACGCTGCGAAAAATCGCGCTCCACCTGCAACTGCTCCACGTTGTTGCCCTGCCCGGATACGCGCACAATCAAATCGGCCACCGGCTTGGCGGTGTAGTCGGGCCCGCCGATCACCAGCGTGCCGTCCGGCTCCAGCCACGGCCACAGCCCGTTGGCCTCGGCATACTGCGCCAAGGCATCCCAAGCCCGGCTGCCCGGCTCGATTTGCACTTTGTTGGTGCGCGCGGTTTGCGCCGCATCGATGCGGATTTTGCTGATGCCCAAGGGTTTGACGATGGTGTCGATAATCTGCTTTAAATCCATATCCTGCGCGTTAAAAATCGGGCAGGAGCAATCCAACAGGATGCCGGCATCGTCGCGGCCGGAAATGGTGAGCGTTTTTTGCCCTTTGGCGGTGGTGGTGCTCACGCGGTCGATGCGCCCGCTCAATATCGTATCCTCGCCTACCCGCACCTCCACCGTGTCGCCCGGCTGCACCGCATCCGGTTTGGCATCCACCGGCCGCCCGAGCGTGACCTGAAAATCATCGGCCGGGGTGAGCAAATCGCTGTCGATGTCGTAGTCTGTCCACTGGCTGTGGGTTTTGCCTGCAATCAAGAGGCTTACGGTGTTATTGGGCGTAGGCATTTAATACGGTTCCGCGGGCGATAAAGTTGGGATGGCTGATACTCGGATTGAGGCGCAGCAGCTCGGCTTGGCGGCTGTGGTCGCCGTACCATAAAAAAGCCAGCAGGTGCAGGCTGCTGTCGGTCGGTACTACCTTTTGCACCAAGGGCGGGCGCAGGTTAATCAAGGCTTGTGCCTGCTTTTGCAGGGTGTGCGCCAACGTGCGCACGCTGTCGGCCAATTCGGCGCTGCCCTCCAAATAGGGCTGCTGCGGCAACAGGCGGCGCTGTTCCAGTTGGCGGTAGAGCTGCTCTGGGTCGGGCGGGTTGTCCTGATACAGCGAGAGCAGCAAGGCGGCCAACTGTTCGGCCTGCTCGGCGGAAGCGGAGAGCATCATCACCGCCAAGCGGTTGGCGGCCAAAGCGCTGTTGAGCTGGGCGCGCACATCGGCCAGCAGGCGGCTGATTTCCGCCGGCGTAAGTTCGGGCTCGTCTTGTTCGGCGGCGAAAATATCCGCCAGCTCTTTGGCCAGCGCGGTGCTGCCCACAATGGCAATCGCTGCCGTGAGCGCGGCCACATCCGGCAAGGCGGCCTGCGAGCGGGCGGGCGTGGCGCCGTTATCCAAGCCCTGCCGATATTGCCACGGCACGGCGGCGGCCGTTTTGGTACCGCCGGCCAAATCGCGCCAGCCGGACAGGCTGCTTTGAGCCGTGCGGTGCATCCCGGCCAGCGCGCCAAACACGCCTTTGAGTTCGGTGAGCAGCACGCGCGGGCTGTTGAGCAGGTTCAGGCTGCCTGAAAATATCCCGTTCACTTGGCCGTACAGCCGCCCCACCACATTGAGTACAGCGGCGTGAAAATTGTTCCAACGCTGTTGTAGGTTGCGGATTTTGCCCAATCCCTTTTCCAGTACGGCAAAACCTTGGAAGGCGGCCAAGTCGGCCACCCAATCCGCCTCGTCGGCCAAGGCCAGCGCCAGCTCGCGCCCGAAAAACGGCGCGGCGGCCACACTCTGTTTGAAGCTGATATTGATTTCGGCATAGTCCGGGCTGTCCTCGCTGTGCCGCACCTCGAAATCGGCCACCACCGTGTCCGGCACGCTGCCGTAAATCGGGTGCACCAGCTCGCCGCTGCCGTGTTCGCGCAGCACCTTGAGCAGGCGTTGCAGCCGTGCCTCGTAATCGTCGCCATACAAAACGGCGGTGAGGTTAAATTCCAACGCCTCGCAGCCCGTATCCTCGATATCCGAGCCGTCCACAAAAGGGTAGCTGTGCCCGGCCAGCGCGTGCACGCCGCGCAGGGTGTCGGCAGTGGCCTCGAAGGCCACGCCCTTGTAACTGGCATCCAGCAGGGTATCTTGCCAACTCATCTGTTAATTCCTCCGATTGTCGCGCTCGGCGGCTTGCGATACGGCGGCGGTGATATTGCCGCCCGACACCGACACGGTTACCGGCACCGGCTGCCGCGCCGCTGCCGCTAACAGCCCCGCCGCCGTGCCCATCAGGCGCGATGCCTCCAAAAACTGGGCGGCGGCCTGCTGGTTGTAATTGACCGCCTGTGCATATTGTTCGCTGGATTGCTGATAGGTTTGCGATGACTGCTGGATTTGCTCCGCGCTTTTTTGCAACTCCGGGCTGTTGAGCGGCGAATGCAGCATTGATTGCCCGTAACGTTGCGGGGGCAATTGGCTCATCCTCCCTAGTTCGGCGTCGCCGGGTAGAAATGGGTTGGCTGCCCGGAGGGACTTTGGATAATTAAATAATGATGAGAATGATGATGGCTGATTGTTGCGCTGCTGCCATGATCGGCGCATCCTGGCCACTTCTTCGACCTCTCCGGCATTCAATTCTTGTGAATGCAGCAACAGGCCGAGGCCAAAATTAAAACGCGGTGCGGCAGTCAGAGCCTTACCACCCAATTTAAACGCCCCACGCCCCAAGTCGGCAGCCCCTTTGGCTGCTCCAGACAGCAAGTTTCCTGTCCCCTTGGCCGCACCGGACAACATATTGCCCGCCCAGCCAGAGCCGCCGGGTATAAAACCTAAAACACCCCTGCCGGCAGCTGCCACAGCAGCCGTCCAGCCAGCACCGGTGGCCACTTGGGCTTGAGTTGGGTTTTGCTTCGCCCAGCGGCCGAGCGCATCCATACCGATGCCGATTTTGTCGCTCATGCCCTTAAACACCCCATATTCGGCATCACTATAAGCTGCTTTGGCACGCTGCGCCTGTAATCCTGAGCCCTGCATCAGAAAATCAAAGTTACCTGCCACCGCACCGCTGGCATTGGCTTGTCCCTGCTTGAGCCGGTTCGCTTGGTCGGCATTGTTTACCAACGCGAGCAAAGCCATTAAAGCTTGACGGTCAGTCACTAACTGGCCGATGGCCGTACCGTCCACTAAGGCTTTTTGGCTCTCCAGCAATTCCAGTTTAGCCTCGTCGCCCTTAGCGGCATTGATTTTCTCCATCAATACGCGACTGCGTTCATCCTTGGCAATCAGTTCACGGGCGATATCCACCACCGCATCCAGCGAGTTCATGCCGTCGGCCTGCCGCTTGTTCATGGAGGCCGTAAAATCAAAGCCTTTTTGACCGTTGATGGTGATGCGTTTGGCGTGGTTGGCAATATCCGGGCTGGTCAGTTTGGCCAATAGATTGACCACATTATTGCCTGCTTCGTCCGTGCTGCCGGCCGACATAAAGCTTAGTTGGTTGGCATTGAGCAGGGAGGAGAAGTTTTCCAAGGTCGGCGCCATGCCGGCGTTTTTCATTGCCGCCAACTGTTGCGGCAGCCAGCGTGCCATATCCTTAAACTCGAAACCGCCGTCAGCACCGGACTGCACTGCGCGGTCTAACAGTTCGGGGATATCGGCCTCCTTGAAGCCGGCCTGCAAAGCTTTAGCGATAAAAGTAGATACCTCTTCGCCGGAAGCGTTGGCGGCAGTGGCGGTTTTCATGATGGTGGGCAGCAGTCGCTGGGCTGATTGGCCGTCTACTGCGCCGCTGGAAATCAGGGTGCTAAACGCCGCCAGCGTGTCTTCGCGGCGGGCGGCTCCCTCGTAGGCCGCACCCATCACGGCACGGTTGATGTCGTCCATCCCGGCCTGACGCTCGGCCATACTCTTGCCTGCGTAGGCCACATTGGTTACATGGCGCAGCTCGGTGTCGTAATCCATCGTGCGCCGTACCGGTTGTGCCAGCACATAACCACCGGCCATTAAGGCCGCGCCGCCCCGGGTAACGGCATCAAAAGCCCGGCCGCCGCCGCGCATCATGCGCTGCCAGCGCCCCATCTGCCCGCTGCTGCTGCGCAATTCGCTATTCAGGCGGCGGATGTTTTGACGGTTGGCTTCCGCCGCCCGCGCCAGCTCGCGTTGCGACAGCGTGCCGGAGCGAGCCAAGCGGTTGTAAGCCGCTTGCGTGAGCTGAATTTCGCGGCGTATTTGCTGCTCGGAGCGGATGCCGAGCCG